CTTCGACCTGAAGCTGGTCGAGGACATGTTCCTCACGCTCAGCCACGACCGGGCCGAGTACGACCTGTGCCACGACTACTTCGAAGGCAAGCAGCTCCTGCCTTACGCCCCCCGCAACGCCTCCGCGCAGATCCGGGATCTCCAGAAGCGGTCGATCGCCAACTGGATCCCCCTGCTCGTGAATCTCCCCAGCCAGATGTCCTTTGTGGATGACTACCGCCGCCGGCAGGGCGGCATGCTGGAGAAGAAGGCCGGCAAGGGCAAGAAGGATACGGCGGAGAACACCTCCACCGAGTGGCGCCTCTGGCAGAAAAATCGGATGGACGGGCGCCAAGCGATCGTCTACCGATCGGTTCTGCAGTACGGCCACGCCTTCGTGTGCGTCAACAACATCGATCCCAAGAACATCACCTACGACATCCTGTCCACCAGGAACACGGTGGCGTACTTCCGGGATCCGGTCAACGACATCCGCCCCAGCCACGTCCTGACGATCAAGTCCTACCCGCGCAGCGAGAAGATCCCCGGCCTCGCCATCCTCTGGGATGACATGTACCGCTGGGAGATGACCTACACGTTCGACGGCAAGTTCGTCGTCAAGGGCAAGCCCTTCGCGCACAAGCTGGAGAAGTGCCCGATCGTCCGGTACACCTGCTTCATCGATGACGAGGGCCGCACCCGCGGCGTCGTCCTGCCGGCCATCCCGCTGCAGGACCGCCTAAATCAGGCAACATTCAGTACTAATGTCACTGCCGATTTTGGCGCTTTTAAGGTAAGATGGGCCGCCGGCCTCATGCCTTCCTTTAAGAAGGACGCGAACGGCGAAATGATTCTGGACGCCAACGGCGAGCCGGTGCCGGAGCCCATCGAGGTGAGCCAAAGTGCACTCCTGCTTTCTGACGATCCTGCGACCAAGTTTGGCCAGCTGGACGAGACTGACCTGCGCGGATACATCCAGCAGGAAGAGCAGGCCGCCCGCAACTTCACCACCCTCTCCCAGTTCCCGCCCCTGGCATCCATTGCCAACCTGGCGAACCTTTCGGCCGAGGCGTGGTCTGCGGCCGAAGCACAGTTCATCCGCTGGATCGATTCCCTTCACATCTCCCTGGGCGAGTCCCATGAGGAGCTGATGCGCCTCGGCGCACTGGCCTCCGGGGATGCCGAGGGCGCCGACTCCTACGGCGGCGAGGTGCGCTGGCGTGACATGTCCACCCGCACGGTTGCCGTGATGATGGACGCCCTCGGCAAGGCCGCACAGATGCTGGACGTACCGCGCAAGGGCCTGTGGCCCATGATCCCGGGCGTCACCAACGGCATGCTGGATGACTGGGACGAGCTGCACGAGCAGCAGGTGCAGGACATGATGGAGATGGACCCGCTGGCCTCGCAGGGCCGCGCCGCCGGCGCCCAGAAGCTCAGCCCCAAACCGACCTCACCCAACGGCACACAGAAGAAGCCCCTGAGTGGCAACGCCGGCGGTTGAGGCTGAGGTCGCGGCGGCCGAGCAGCTCCACCAGGCTGCCCAGGCCCGCCTCGGCATCGCCGCCGCCTACCTCGCCCTTGCCCAGTGGCAGAACCTCAGCGCGCTGAACCCCCAGGCGGGGGCTGCGGCCTGGGTCGTTGTCTCACTCCGCATCATCGTTGCGGTCCGAAAACTCTCCCGCCAGCTGGCGATCGATTACGTCCAGCTGGTGCGGGGCCTGGAGACCGGAAGCACCCTAGGTGCGCCGGCGAACTCCACCGGTGATGTCACCCTTGGCACGCTGCGGAAGAACTTCCGCGACATGGCCATCGACATCGCCGCCATCCCGTCGCCCACTTTCGAGAGCGACGACGCCGACATCCGCTGGTTCGAAGAACAGCTCAGGTCGACGGATCTCCCCAAACCGCAGACGCCAGGCCGGTCGATCCGGCTGGACGATGCCGAGGTGGATCCCCTGATCCAGGACTTCCTGGATGCCGAAGGCTCCGACAGCTCGGCCCCCATCTCCGTTGATGAGTTCGAGTGGCCCGAGGACATGGGTGAGCTTGACGTCGCCGATGCGTTCGAAGATCTGCTCAGGAATCAGATCAAAGACGCGGCAGACAAGGTCAAGGACCTGCGGTCCAACGACGAGCTGACCCCCGATGAGGTACTCACCCAGATCGAAAAGAACCACCAGGCGGCCGGCTCCCTCGGATCCGGAATCGTCGATGCCGCCGGCATGCAGGGTGGTCGCGAGACCATCGACACGGTCATCCGGGGTGACCGCAAGGTCAAGATGATTGCCCGCGGAACCAGTGGTGACCCTTGCGCATTCTGCGCGATGCTGGCCAGCCGCGGCTTCGTCTACACCGGCGCAACATCCGGTGTCGGCGGGGAAATAACGGTCTCGCAGGACATCCGCGAGTACCACAAAAATTGCCACTGTTTTCCGATCGTCAAATACACGACGACCTCGCAGCTGCCGGAACTCAACCGGTACTTCCAGGAGCAGTGGCCCGACGTCACCGCCGGCAACTCGGGGCTTGATGCCCTCAACGCCTGGCGCCGGTGGATCTACGCGAAACGCAAGAACAACCCCGCCCGCCCCCACGGGGCGCGCAACAACAAACCGATTTAGTCCCAGGAGGACAAATTGTCTGAGCAGCAGACGCAGGGCCAGGAGCCCGCAGCAACCCCCACCCCCTCGACGGATCCTTGGGCGGCATTCCCCGCAGAGTTTAACTGGGTTCGGAAGGAGCTGGAAGACACCCGCAAGGAAGCCGCTGAGAAGCGCATCCTCGCGAAGGAACTCCAGGACAAACTTGGCGCCGCCAAGACCCCCGAGGAGGTGCAGCAGCTCACTGCTGCATACGACACCAAGACCAGTGACCTAGAAGTCGCCCTCGCCCGCGAACGGGTGGCCCGCAAGACCGGGCTCAGCGATGACCTGGTCGAGTTCCTGACCGGCAAGTCCGAAGAGGAACTCGTTGCCCAGGCAGCCAAGCTGGCCGGCCTCAAGCCGGCCGGCGAATCTGTCGTGGTCACAGTCCAGGAACCCCGCGGCGGACTGAACCCCAGCGTTGATGTCCATGAAAAAGATGGCTACCAGCTCTGGGAAGAGCACAAGCGTTCCCGCCGCTACTAATCCCACTCCCAACCGCCTGATACCGGGCGGTTTTTTCATGCCCTCGAAAGGGACGACACCATGACTTACACCCCTCACCTGAAGGTAAAACCTCAGGTCCTCATCCAGGCTGCGGTCTCCGCGCTGAACGACACGCTGGTCATCTCCAACACGGTGACCAAGCGCAACGACCTCGCCACCTTCTTCAAGGCCGAGGGCGACACGATCTCCCAGCGCGTGAAGGGCACCGTACCGGTTCGCCAGTACACCCCGCGCAATGATCGAAGCCAGCCGATCATCACCGACAACTATCAGGAAAGTGTCGTGACGGTCACCATCTCGGCTGAGCGTCCCTACTCTGCCATTAAGATGACGGACGAGCAGGCCGACTGGGACTTCACCGATGGCTGGCAGGACATCATCGAGGCTCAGACGAACTCGATCGCTTCCTACCTCGAACACGGTGTGCTCAACCAGATTCTGCAGGCGCCGTACGAGCGCGTGATCCTGGTCAAGGACGACCCCGCCGGCATCACCGCCGCGCAGGACTCCAACCAAGATGTCTTCTACAACGCCGTGATCGAGGCCAAAAAAGCCCTCCGCCTCCTCCGCACCCCGAACGACACCCTCTACGCGATCTGCGGCCTCGACTTCGAAGAGAAGATCCTCAAGTCCAACCGCTTCCTGAAGGACCAGGGCACGGGCGACAACGCCCTGACCTCCTCCACCCTCGGAACCATCGCCGGAGTCCGCTTCATTTCTTCGACGCACATCCCCGCCGATGAGGCCTATCTTTACGCGTCCAGCGGCTTTGTCGCGTTCACCGGCGTGCCGCGCATCCCGCGCTCCGTGCCGTTCGGCGCCGCGGCATCCGCCGGCGGCTGGGCACTCCGTTTCCTTATGGACTACGACACCGCCTACCTGACCGACCGCAGCGTGTTCGACTGCTACGCCGGCTACTCCTACGTCAAGGACCGCGTCTCCGTCTTCGACGGCCGCTCCAACGAGATCATCTCCCCCGATGAGTACTTCGTGCGCGGCATCAAGCTGGCCCTCAAGTCCAGCTCCTCCGCCGTG